CCAATTACCTTCAAAGAATCTGCCAACCCTACCTAAAGAATCTACATAGCCTGAAGATGTGTAAACCATAGATGATTGAATTTGTCTTTTAAGCAATCGGCCTAGCATTATTTACCTCTGTTTTCCAAAGCAATACCAAATAAAACTAAAAATGCACCCGATAATATTACCGCTATCAGTGGGTTAATTGTTGCGACACCTGCAACTATCACTAAAGAACCTATTATTTGTAAAACTGATGATATGTATTTCATTAGTATATTTTACTCCTTGCAACCGGCTGATCTTCTATTTTTGTTACCACACCATAGCGTGCCAGCGTAACCGCTACAAGTGGCGTGATGTTAGTTGTGCTTTGGCGATTCCATGCCCAGGAATCACCCAATGGCCGTTTAGTTGAACCCATAATGGCTGTTTTTAAATTAGGGTCATCTAAATGGCATATAGTTTTGGCCTGTACTGCATCATAGAATGAACCACATGCCATAGCGTAATCACGCAAGTGAATAGACATAACGCCTATGTTTTCTTTTTCCAGTTCGGCTATCAATGATGCCGCCGGTGATCCAGTATCAATTACTACCTTTGTGTTATATCTCTTACATAACTCAACTAAGCGTGGCAATACCCATGATGTACCTTCTTTACACTCAATCAACTCAACCGGTGTAAAATCTCTTACTAAGCCTGATGCACCTATTGAAGCCTTATCGCGCTCACGCGATATGTCCACACCAAAGACAATTTGATTGCCTACTGCAATATCTGTTCTAGCCAAAGAATCCCACAATTCAGTATTGATCACCTGTACTGCATCTCTTGATGGCCATACATTTAACCATTCCTTTGTAAATATTTCAGGGCTATTAGTTGTAGCCGCTTCTTTCACCGCATCTAGCAATACGCCTTTTTCTTCATGCAATGAAGGTATAGCCTGATACCAAACTTCTTGATCCATATAATCAAAATCATCTGATGATGGACACCATTCAAACCATGCAAGTTTGTTTTGTGGTTCGGCTATTTCGCGGTGGCCTATTTCGCGGTAATGCTCTAATAACTCAGATTCTCCCGGCCTGCCGGCATTAGATAAAATCCATAACTGACCATTGCGTTTAGTTGCAAGTGTTGGCTGTAAATTAGCAATCAGTGATAGTGGATGGGTTAATGCTTCATCAATAACCATTAAATTTAAACTAAGGCCGCGTGCGCCTTTATCATTAGGTGTAACAATTCCATAAGTTGATCCATTACGCATGTATATCTTTTCACTGCCATTAACCCTAGATACCCTAGCAATGCGTTTAGCAAACTTAGGTGATAATTGAAAACTTAATAAATGTTCTTCCCATTTACTCTTAGCCATATTGCGGTCTTGGGCTGTATATGCAACATGTCTTTTAGGTTGTAATAACTCATAAGCAATACGCGTTTCAATAAGTTTGCTTTTACCATTCTGCCTGCCTACCTGAGCGCATACTGATCTGTACTTGTATAACCCGGTTGTATCTTTTTCTAAACCTACATCTGCTACATAGCGTTGCCAATCAAATAAATCAAAACCTAATAAGTTTGCTACCTGGGCTAATTTATCGCCATCTGTTTCACACGCTTCATCTCTTAATGATGCCCATCTAGGCGTACATAAGGATTTACTCAAATATATCATCCTCATCAGGCAATGCACATGAATCCCATATTTCACGCAACTCTTTAGATATAGATGGGATTGTATGACCACCCTTACCTGATTCTTCAATGCGATCCCAGGCGCGTGCTAAACCTAATAACATCTCACGCTTAACATCATCAATATCATTACGGCCTTGCAATGATTTGACCATAGCGGCAGTGTGCCGGCCTAACTTCTTCTTAGGCTTACCACTTGCGACTATTTTTAATTGCTTTGCGTTTTGCATTTCCATATTTAGCCCCCCTTGAATAGTTACAACTTGAACATGCTGGCCTTAATGAACCCACCCAAAGTTCCGGTGACGGAAAGGAATCAATGGGTGGTTCATGGTCTAGCGTGGTTGCGACAGCCTTTTTGCAGTAAAAACATTTTGGTTTTTGAGCCAAAACAATTTCTCTAATTTTTTTATAGTTCCCATTATATTTTCTACTTTTTAAAGTTTTCATTTTTAATTAGTTTTTTTTCTGCACAATTTTGGATGCGCCGGGGAGAGAGAAAACGCGAACGGCGGCGTATTCTGCACACGCTCAAAATAGGAAAAAACGGCCATTTTTATTTAATCTACCTTACTTACCAGCACATGAAGCGTGCCTGTACCTGAACCACTTACAGCCCACAAATCTTCACCCTCTGTTAATGACAACCTAACTTCATCTCCATTGTCCATTAGGTAACCATTGCTTGATGTCACACCACTATTGCCAATGTACACTTCATGTTTAGCATGTAACAATACATCCCTTTGTACATTATCAACACTAATTATTGATTGACTTGTTGTAGTCACTGCAACTTGTTTAGTTATTATCGCCATTAATCTGTTCCTCACTCTGTAATCTCTTACGCCTGAAGCGGTCAAAGTCTTTGTGTTGCTTATGACCTATCCACATCTTGCGTTGGTGTTCCATCTGAACACCTGTATGTGCATATAGTTTATACCCAAAACTCTTAGCCCTAATGCAAAACAGTAAGTCCTCACCGACCCATTCTTTATGCAGTGGCATATCCTGGTAGAAGCCCCACTTATCACCCTGATGTACCTGGTCGGCTTCTTTAACAAATCTTTCAAACACTGATCTATGAATCAAGATAGCACCTGTACCACACGCATCTATCTCAATAATAGAATCTTCTTTGTAATCATGGATAGCATACAAACCATTATCCTTACCCATCTTGAATATGCAAGGTACAGGTTCAAGGTATAACTCACCGACTTCCCAACCACCATGCACAACACCTGACACAATAGGGCGCTTATCTTTATCAGCCGCACTAACTAACTTCTTGAAATGATCTACTGTAAACCTTTGATCTGTATCTATCTGCAATAACCAATCATCTGTTGTTTTCTCTAAAAAGGTTGCAACAATCTGATTGCGTAATCTACTGATAACACCTGATCCTTGTAGGCTAATAAACTGACCTAATTGCTTTTGTGATCTAGCAACATCCAATATGCTGGTCATAAAATCTGTTACTACATGCCCAGGTGATGTAATGCCTATTGTAATTTTCTCTGTATCTTTCAATGCCATCCCTTCTTCTGAAAATGTTGCCATGCCTTGCAGGCGTTAGGTATGCCATTGGCTTTATCAACCCATCCATACCGGTGGCCAATATAACGCTTGCCCCATTCAATCTGCTTTATCCCACTCGCTGTTTTTAAATATTCTGATCTACCCTGTGGAATCCCATGATGACTACCATTCTTAGCCTTTGGGTCAAACCGGCTTTCATGGTGGTATAAATCTATTAAACAATAGGCTTGATCTATATTGTTAATTTCCGTAACTATGTATTGCTTATAGTGTTTAGGTTTATAGTGGGGTAACCCAAAAGCGTGTTGTGTATTTATCAATAATATTATTAAAACTAATAGAACTGTTTTTAGTTTTTTATTTGATACCTGGGTAACTTGATTTTTAGCAAAGCCCCCCCACCCCCATAAAAATTTTTTTCTATGGGTTAGGAAGTGCCACACCTGGTATAACCGACCTTCAGTGTAAGCCCCCACAAACCGGCGTAAAGATAACATAGATTTACCCCCATTGGTCAATCTTTGAAAAATACGGCGTGTTTAGCCTTTTCTAACATTTGACAGGTAAGGCACGGATCATCTCGCATAATCCATGCTCCACACTTATTGCATCTGATTGGTTCGCTCATGCGCTCTTTCCAATAATACATCTACCATCTCTACAAATGGCCTGCAATGTCGCTTTTGTACCATAAAGAATTTATCTTCATGATCCCTATCAGCATCATAATAAGTTCTTATTGTCCAGTTGGGCTTTGTAGCCACTGGTATAGCAAACAAGTGATGAGTAATCTGACTAATGATTACATAAGCAAAGGGTTTGACTACCTTGCTATCAAATCCATTAACAGTATCTACCATTAGTGGGTTATGTGGAAAGTCATCAACATCCCTAAAGGTTCTACTACTACTCTTAATCTCTAATACTAAACCATCAATTATTACATCCTTCTCATTCATGGTTTTATCTTTGATTTCAATAGCATTACTAGCCATTGAAAATTCAGGTACTTCTACCCCTGGTATTCCATAACTTGATAAAAGATCGGCTACATAAAGATTGTAGCCATGACCCTCTAACATTGCTTTGTGATAGTTAAATTTACTCACTTGCTACCTGCATACATTGTGTGCATGTACCATCTGATAAAACTCTAGGATCATCACACCAAACACAACGCAAACTATTTGGCACAAAATCATTTACAACACCATCATCAGTAAATGTTGATCTAAGGCCATCAGGTCTAATGATCTGTAATTCACCCATTGTTTGCCCCAGGGTAGAACCACTTGCCATCTTTGCTCATGGTTGCCCATTTAGCCGGGCATCCTTTAGGGCATGTGTATCCGTAATACGGCGTACCACGACCCTTTGCAATTCCGGTTTTAAGAACCATTTGACCATGCTCACAATATTGAATTGCAGGTACATCTGATGCAACTGAATCAACTACCTGCTCTAAACTCATTGGTGTTGGATCAAGATCAGGCTTTTTTTCTTCTTCAAACTGATGGCGCATAATTCTTTCCATCAATGCCGACTTGCTACCAGGCTGGCCATAGATAGCCTTTGTCGCAGGCG